AGTCGTCTTTTGATTTGATACTAGGGACAGAATTATATGCTTCATACACTTCATTTATGTCTAAGTTAAGGGAGTCGCATATATAAACAACAGTCAAGTTGTGTAGACTCTCTTCATATGCCTGCCTTAAAATATACTGACGGCATTCAGGGTCTGTCACATATTTAAAAACACTTAATAGAAGATTGTTTGCGACTAAAGATTCAGAGCCAGCAAAGAAACCGAGACATCTTTTAACGACAAGTCTTTCATCTTCCGATAGGTTATTGCCTTTCCACTGTTCAATGTCTTTTGCCATAGAAATTTCGGTCGGCATCCAATTATTAGCAGCTCCGTCTATAAAAAGATCCCATGCCCATTTGTTTACATGTGGCAATATCTGATTTACTACAGCTACTTTGCTACTTATGATCTTCGTGTCTTTTTTCATCTTCTTTTAATCCTGTTATTATTTGCATTACTAAATGTTTTACTTTCTCAAGTTCCTCTGGGCTTAGTTCAAGCCTATATTTCAGAGGAGAGGTTTGAGATTGTTTAAATTCTACAAATCTCATTGACAACTTTCACAATCTGGATCTAAGACAGAACACGCTTTAGGTGCGGCACTAACAGTTGATTTTTCAACTCTAGTAGCGGCCTTTCCTCTTAAATAATAAGTGGTTTTCAAACCCTTTTCCCAAGCATACATATATATGTCGTTCATATGTTTTAAGCTATCGTGTTTGTTGTAAAGGTTTAACGACTGCCCCATATCAATCCATTTTTGTCTTTCTGCTGCTGCGTCTATTAAAATTTTATAATCAACATCAAATGCTGTTTTATATTCATCCTGTATCTGAGAATCTAAAGACAATCCCATGACATCTCCATCAACTCTTTTTAGCGCCTCTACAAGCTCTTCACACCAAACGCCCTTCTTTTTAGCTAGCTTTACGAAATGCTCATTTACCATAGTGAACTCTCCGCTAAGTGTAGAGTATACATATAGTATGGAGTAGTCGGGCTCTATAGATTGGGCACACCCTTGAATATAGGAGATAGTTGCAGTCGGGGCGATAGCCATAACATTGCTATTTCTCATACCAAACTTTTGGACATCTTTTCTTAGCTCTGCCCACCCTTCGATACTTTCAAAATCTTTAGGTTTATATTTCTTAGTCCCCGTGCGCGAATTCATTAGATCACAGTATGTGTCAATAGGGAAATTATTTTTATCCCATTCAGAGCCCCCAAAGGTAGGGTATGCTCCTTTTTCTTTAGCTAATGCACATGACGTTTTTATTGCATGGTATGAAATAAATTCTTGAACTTTTCCGCATAAGCTAACAGCTTGTTCTGAATCATAAGGAACTCCTAGAGAATGGAGCATATCGTGAGTGCCCATGACGCCCAATCCAACAGGTCTGTTTTTAATATTAGAATCCCGCGCCTCTTGTGTTGGATAGAAGTTAAGGTCTATAACATTATCTAAACCACGAACAGCGACTTCTACGGTTTGTCCTAATGTTTTCCAATCTATAGTTCTTGTTTTAAGATGATTTGATAAGTTGATACTTGCTAAATTGCAGACTGCAGTTTCTCCTCTTTGAACAAGCTCTCCTTCATTATAAACGCTCGGCTTAGTATGCAATAGGATCTCTGTGCATAAGTTCGATGAGTGGACAACTCCTGCGTGCTTATTAGAATATCTAATATTAGAGGGGTCTTTGAATGTAATCCAAGGATGTCCGGTTTCATATAGCGCAGTTAGAATTTTTTTCCACAAATCTTTAGCACTTATTACTCTATAAGAATCCAAGAAGCCTCTATCGGCATCTTCTTTGTATCTGTTATAAGCTAACGTGAACTTTTCTCCGTAGGTTTCGTGCAGATCAGGACACTCCGAGGGATCAAAAAGATACCAGTCCTCNTCATTTTTTACAGCNGACATNAAATCGTCAGAAATCCATACTGCAGTATTCATGTCATGACATCTTCTGCGGTCATCTCCGGTGTTCTTTCTTAGATCTAAGAAGTCTTCTATGTCTAAGTGCCACACCTCCAGATAGGCACATCCAGCACCCTTTCTTTTGCCTCCTTGATTGACCGCTACAAGAGTATCATTAAATATCTTGAGCCAAGGAACAAGGCCTGAAGAAGCACCATTAGTACCCTTAATATATGATCCTGAAGATCTGATAGGAGTCCAGTCCACCCCAAGTCCTCCAGCGTATTTGGACAATCTGGCCTGACCATGTATAGTGCCAAAAATCCCATCAATAGAATCATCAACAGTGCTCAGGTAGCAAGAGGAAAGTTGTGATCTTATTGTACCGCTGTTAAATAGGGTTGGAGTGGATGGACAGTATTTGAAAGTTGACATCTTGTCATATATCTTAAGAACAGCCTCAGTCTTGTTCTCTTCATTTAGACATAGACCCATAGCGACCCTCATCCAAAATGCTTGAGGGGTCTCCATTCTTCTTTGTTTAATATGGATAAAATATCTATCATATAAGGTTTGAATTCCTAGATACTTGAACAATAAGTCTCTACCAATATCCATTCTTTCGGACAGAAGCTTGAGATCATATTCTAATAATCTTGGACTTAGTCTACCTGCCTTTACAAGTTTTTTAATGTTTGTTATAAAGTTCTTTTTATACTGCAGTTCAAAGACATCACTATCTACTGTCTCACCTAAAACTTCTTTGTAGAGATTGTTTAGTAGCATTCTAGCTGCGACATAGGTATAGTTAGGCTCCTTCTCTATCTTGGAGCGGGTAGACATGATTAAAGCTTTGTCTATTTCTGAAGTAGGTATCTTATCATATAGCTGTATGCTAGCATCTAAAACTATCTCGCTAGAAGATACATTTTCTATTCCTTTGGCTGCTCTCTCAGCACATTTATTAATTTTGTCTAAATTTATTGACTCTAATCTACCATTACGCTTCTTAACTTTTATACCTTTGGTCATTATCCCTGCTGCTTAAAATAGAAGTTATTAATTTGTTAGGCCAAGCATTTTAGCTTATTTTTTGTCCTTTGGAGGAAGAGCCTCCACCATTACCCTTTTTGCCTTTGGCCCTATAAGCTTGGTGCTTATTATAGAACTGAGCCAAATCTTTTGCCATTATTAGAACCAAAGCTTTTCCTTTTTCCTGTTGGGTTTCCGTTCTTGTCCCTTAAGATGAAATTAACCTCAATCTTCGGGCTTTCTTTGCCGTTACTCTTTTCAAACATCTTATTTCCTTAATTATAATAAAAAAGCAGCACGTTTTGCTCTCCTTCTTAGATACTGTGTACCAATAAATCAAACCACACACTATCTTTTTTTTACTCTGTATCTAATAGAAGAGCTGTAACGATCAGAGGCGTGCCGCTTTAACAAAAGGCTGCTTGTCTAGGTAATACTTAGAACTCAGCTCCGTTCTTTATGATCTCTGATCTATCAATATTATACACCTCATAATAATCATTAAAAGTTGCCAGCTTATTATTTTTCAGCATTTTATATATTAAAATCGAAATTGGAAAAAGAAGCTGTGAAACGGCCCCGGATAAACTGGTACAGGTTGCGGCTGAACAATGACAGGAGGGCCATAAACTGGAGGATGGTACACCCTATAGAAGCCATGTATTGGATGGAATCTAGTCTCTACAGAAGGATAGCTGAATGGGTGGACATATGGTCTACCAATTATTATGCTTCCATGTCTGTAGTTGTGGCTAGGTCTAACCTGTTGCTGTTGCTGGGGCTTTTGCCATTCTTGTTTTCCAAACCCCGCAGGTTTTTGTATGGGTCTTCCAAAGCCTTGAGGCAACTGTGGCTTCACGGTGGCTGGTGGCCTCGCAGTATTTGGAGGTGTAGCGACCCTTCGTTCTTGGGACGATTGCGGCCTCGCAGTGGTTGGAGGCTTAATAACTTTTCTTTGCGGTGGTTCTGCGAACGCGGCAGGAACAGTGAACGCAAAAATTGACATAAATAATATAAGCTTTTTCATTTTTTTCTCCTTGTGTGAATTAGATATATCTAATATATTAAACGTAATCCATAAAAAAAAGGGACGCAAAAACGCCCCTTTTCTTCAATAAAGTCCGTTTTATTCTGTAGTTCTAAGCGAATCACCGACAATCCATGCGATGCCGATAGCAACAACGCTATTCGCAGTTTCTTCAGGAATACCAATAGTATCTTGAAGTAGAACTGTAACAACGCCGCCTACAGCAACCCAGAATCGACGGGATTTGACTAGCGCTTTTAGCTTATCTACCATCTTTAATTCTCCTTAAAAAGAAAAAACTGTTACTCTAAAATTATACCTTCTAAACTTCTTCTTTAGAGTCCAAACATGCAGTTATTTTATCTAAACTTTCAACTATCTGTTCGTGTCTCTTATCAGACCTATCCTGAACATCTTCCAGAATTTTTTCATAATGGTCTCTTTGAGAGTTAAATTGTTCAGTAAAACTATCTTGCATTTCCGACACTCGCTCCTGATGATTTGGGAAGACAACTTTAGTTGTGTACCATAAATACCATCCTAGAAGCCCAGTTGCTGATATTGTTCCCCAGTCAAATCCGGGGATAGCATCTACAATCTCTTGAGCAGCTATTAACATTGGAGGTAGAGATGCTAGTATTAAACTTTTCATCTGGCAGAACCTTCTATAATATTAAAAAAAAGAGAGTGCTCCCGAAGGAGCACCCCTGAAGCTATTACCAAAGTGTTCTACGAGCATAGTTTCCAGTCGTAGGAGCTGGAGCGCCTGCCATGTAAGCAATTCTTCCGGGCTCGTCTTGAGTAGGATTAGCAGCTCGGTCGGTTTTATCTCCGACCAAAGTTCCGCCTTGCTCAGCACCAGCCATGATTGACCATCCACCAGCAATAGTGGGTGACAACGCGGGGCTAAAGGCTCCACTAAACGAGTTCCAGTTACCGGCTACAACAGATGTCTTGTAATTAAGACTTCTAATTATACCCTTCTGGTTTATAGATGGTACAGCATCGTCTAGAGCGCCAAACAACAGAGTGGTATTAGCAGTTCCAGCGATAGTGGTTGTAACGCCTACAATATCTTGATATTGAGAAGTTTGATTCCAAGTTCCAGCATGATTTGCTGCTGTATTGCCAACACCAGAAACAAGAGCGGTAATAGGATTACCTTCTCCTAAACTGCTTGAAGACATTTTGTCGCTGTCTGCGACAGTTCCACCTGCACGAACGTTACCGCCATCGTTATCTACGTTAATAGGATAACCATTGCTGTAAACTCCAGTTGTTGCAGGAGTAGAAGTAATGTTAGTAATAAAAGACATAAAAATAACCTCTTAAAAAATAGAGATCAATAAAATATCCTGTTAATTCCAAAAAAATATAAGTCCTGTCCTATTCAATATCTACACCTAATTTCATAATATTGGGTAGAGAATATGCTCTCAGACAAGATATTTCCGAACTTAGAGCTGCTTTATAATGCTTATCGAGCCACATTCGGCCAGTGCAGACTGCGGAGATACCTACTTCTTTTTCTAGGGCATTACAAAACATTATATTATCGAATATGTTGTCATTGCTAAAAACCTGAAGAAGGTATGATTGCATCTACTCCAAGGTCTTTAAGAATCTTGCATACATCTACAGCGTCTTTTTGGTCATAAAGCTCGTAATTTATAATTACTCTTAGCTCTGCATTGTAATCTACGCATATATTGTATATTGGAATTATGTCTTTTGCTATAGCGGCTTTGGATTTTTTCTTAAAGAGATACGGGCTCATAGTAAGGTCAATACAATTAGCGCCACTTTTTAAAGCAACTATAGACTCATGCTGCCTCACCTTCTTATCTCCGGCTCCTAAAGGATAATCAATAGGGCAAGCGACTGACATCTCAGGTACTAAAAGTATCTCTTGTGACACTTGCCTTAGTATA